ATAAAAAATCTAAATGGTATGGGATTAAACCTGAAGATATCATTAAGATATGGGATGATGAAGCATTAAGAGCTACTACATTAGGTACATATTATCACAACCAAAGAGAAGCTGATCTATGCAGTCTATCTTCACTAGAAGTGGATGGAGTTATCATTCCTATTGTACCTCCTGTACCAGAAGAGAACAGTTTAAAGTATGCACCATTACAGAAGTTGGATCCAGGTGTATATCCTGAACATATGGTATACCTAAAATCAGTTGGAATATGTGGACAATCAGATTTGGTAGAAGTAGTAAATGATAAGATAAACATCATTGATTACAAGACTAATAAGAAAATTGATACAGAATCATATAAAGACTGGGATGGTATCAGTGATAAACTACAACATCCGGTATCTCATTTAGATGACTGTAACTTTAATCACTATGCATTACAATTAAGTATTTACATGTATATTATGTTAAAGCACAATCCTAGATTAAAACCAGGAAAGATGTTTATACATCATGTACTATTTGAATTAGAAGGTGAAGATAATAATGGTTATCCTATTACCAAATATGATGACGGAGGTGATCCTGTAATCAAACAGGTAATACCTATGGAGATGCCATATTTAAAAGAAGAAGTAATAGCAATTTTAAAAAACTTATAATTATGAAATTTTATCAAGTAAGACATTTTGATAAGAACTACCCATTTAGAACAGTTATATTAGGTTATTCAGGTTTAGTATTATTTAGATATAAAGGTAAGTTACTTGTAAAGATTAAACCTAATAAAAAAATAGGTAAGAATTACTCACCAGAAGAGGAGTATTTAAAAGGATATATTGTAAATAATAATGATCATTTACTTTTTTGGCCATATCTTGCAACTGGATTAATAGATGGTTTTAAAAATCTATTCAATATAAAGTCTAAACCAAAAGTAAAAAACCCTTTTTAATATGTATACTAAACTATTTGACATACAAAATGGAGTAGTAGTACCAACAGAGCACTGTTATACTCTACGTACTCTTAAAAACATAATGGAAAAGTATCCGGATAATCACCTTAAGGTATATCAGTATTTATTTTATATGACTTGCCCTAATCCAGATTCTAATCCATTCTTTCACACACCAGAGATAGATAAAGAAGAAATTATTATAGAGGAAATAGAAGCAGATTTTTCTACAGAAGATGAGGCCATCAGGCAAGCATTAAAATTCTGTGAAGATATGTATAGCACACCTACATCTAGAGCATACAAAGGTATAGGAAGTATGTTGGATAGATTAGCTAGATACATGGAGACTACAGCTATTAGTGCAGGTAGAGATGGAAATATAAATTCATTAATTGCAGCAGCTAAAAACTTTGATCAGATAAGATTATCTTTCAAAGGTGTATATAAAGATTTACAAGATGAGCAGTCTAGTAAAGTACGTGGAGGAATTGGTCTCTCGTATGACTCATAATACATTAATAATCAAACACATATGAATTATATAAACATTTATAATAAGTTAATTATAAAAGCAAAATCAGAAGCTAGAAAAAAAGCAGCTGGTATTTATTATGAAGCCCATCATATAAAACCAAAATCTTTTGGTGGTGAAGGTGATTGTAGAAATACTAATCATCCTAATATTGTATTATTAACACCAAAAGAACATTACATTGCACATTTACTACTTACAAAAATTTATCCAAATTCACCTGCTATGCATACTGCATTATGGAACATGCTTAATACAAAAAAAAATATTAGATATGCACCATCTTCTAGAACATATAAATTATTAAGAGAAGAGTATATTGCTTCTATTGAAAATATATTTAATCCATTTTATGGTAAACAACATACTAATGAAGCAAAAAATAAAATATCTTTAAAAGCAAAAGGAAGACAGACATGGTTAGGTAAAAAGCATACAATTGAATCTAAAAATAAGATGCGTAATTTTAGATCAGGAACACATGTTTCAGATGAAACTAAATTAAAAATTAAAATAAGTGTTTCAGGTGCTAAACATTATAATGCAAAATCAATCAAGTGTCTTAAAACTAATACTATATTTGGTTCAGGAAAAGAATTATCAGAATTTTTAAATAAACCATTTAGTACTGTAAGAGCATACTTAAATGGAACAATAACAACTCCTGAATGGTTTCATTATAAAAGACTTTAATTATGGAAAACATATATACAAATATACCAACCTGGGATAATGGTACCTGGACTACTACTACATTTGATAGTAGAAAAGATTTTGGTGATTATATAAAGTCAATATTTAGAGAACCAGGTGAGTATGAATTTGATGAAAATACTAATGCCATATTTAATTCTGAGTCTACAAGATTCAACAGGGACAAGGTATATTGTGTAGCTCCATTTAAATCTAAAGATTTTATTAAATACTGGGATGACCAGAAAGCTAAATGCAGATTAGGTGTAATAGTTAAAGCAAATAATAAGTCATGGTATCTTACTAGAGATTATTACATGTGGTTAAACTTCTTACCTATCTTTGATAAGGAGGAGCAAAAGTTTGGATTTGCTAAGATAAGAGATGCTCAATATCATATGGCGTTATATGAAATACTTGCAGAGATAAATTACATGCACGTAGCTATTCTTAAAAAACGTCAGATAGCATCATCATATTTTCACGCAGGTAAGCTTATTAATCAGTTATGGTTTGAAGCAGGGGTTACTCTAAAGATGGGTGCCTCCCTGAAAGATTACATTAATGAGAAAGGTACGTGGAAATTCTTATCAGAGTACGCAGCATTCTTAAATGAGCACACGGCATGGTATAGACCTATGTCTCCAGACAAGGTGATGATGTGGCAACAAAAGATTGAGATAAGAAAAGGTGATAGAAAAGCTGAAGTAGGACTTAAAGGTACTATGCAAGGTATGTCATTTGAGAAAGATCCAACAAATGGTGTTGGGGGTCCGGTTAAGTTCTTCTTTCATGAAGAAGCAGGAATTGCTCCTAAGATGGATACTACATTTGGATATATCAAACCAGCACTTAAATCAGGTATGATAACCACTGGATTATTTATAGCAGCAGGATCAGTAGGGGATTTGGAACAATGTGAGCCTTTAAAGAAAATGATACTTGATCCTACTAGTAATGATATATATCCTGTAGACACTAATCTTATAGATAAAGATGGTACAATAGGTCAGTCAGGTTTATTTATACCTGAGCAGTGGTCAATGCCACCTTACATAGATGACTATGGTAATTCACTTGTTGAAGAAGCATTAGTAGCATTAGATGAATATTTTGAAGAGATAAAGAAAAACAAGGAAGCTAAAGATTATCAACTTGAGGTTTCTCAGCATCCAAGAAATATAGAAGAGGCATTTGCATTTAGAAAAGCAGCTAAGTTTCCTCCTCATTTAGTTAATGCACAGATAAGAAGAATAGAAGAAAAAGAATATTCATCAGAGCATCTAGATATATCTAGAGATGAGACAGGTAAAGTAAAAGTAAAATCTACAAATAAATTACCAATATCAGAGTTTCCTATATCTAAAAAGACAGAAGATAAAACTGGTACACTAGTAGTATGGGAAAGACCAGTACCTGATCCTACATATGGAATGTACTATGCAAGTATTGACCCTGTTGCAGAAGGTAAGACAACTACCTCAGAATCACTATGTTCCATCTATGTAATGAAAGCACCAGTTGAAGTGACTAAGCTTACTAATGGTGAGGCTGAGACATTTATAGAAAGAGATAAAATTGTAGCAGCATGGTGCGGAAGATTTGATGATATCAATAAAACACATGAGAGACTAGAACTAATAATAGAATGGTATAATGCCTTTACAATTGTGGAGAACAATATCTCACAGTTTATAAATCATATGCTAGCTAGAAAGAAACAAAGATACCTAGTACCAAGAAACCAAATAGTATTCTTAAAAGATGTAGGAGCTAATGCTAATGTATTCCAAGAGTATGGATGGAGAAATACAGGTGTACTATTCAAGAATCATATGATCAGTTATACTCAAGATTTCTTATCTGAAGAAATAGATCATATACAGAAAGATGATGGTACTACTGTTAAGATACATTATGGAGTAGAAAGGATTCCAGATATTATGTTACTTAAAGAAATGCAAGCTTATCAAGATGGACTCAACGTGGATAGGCTTGTAGCCTTTGCTGCACTAGTGTCTTTCTTAAAAATACAACAAGCAAATATTGGTTATGCAAAGAGAGTTGTTATGGATGATGCAAGTTTAAAATTGGATAAGTCAAAAAATTTGTATAAATTAAAGAGTAGTCCTTTTAGACATATAGGAAGAAGTGGATTAGGTGAAGGTCAAAAACTAAACAGGTCACCATTTAAAAATTTAAAATAAAAAGATATGCAAGTATATAATGCCCTTCAGCTCAAAAACGGAGCTAAAACAGAACACAATAGATTAGGTAGTATTACGCAACCATTACAGTTTATTCCTAAAAAGGAAAAAG